ACGAACGATGTCAGCAAAGCTGTCATTGTCACGATAAGATTCAACCTTTTCAATCTGCGAAGCAGTTGCAACAGCAGAGTCATGACCAGCAACAATAGCACCATAATGTGCGCTTGAACCATTAGTATCAATGGTAGCTGGACCTGTTCCTACTGAAGGAAGGTTGTTTGACATATAAACTCTGAAACCACGAACCATGCCAGAAATGATACGACCATTACGAAGAATGTCTTTATCACCTGAAGCAAAGTCATTGTTCAATAGTTTAGAGTTTTCGTCATTAAGCTGTTCAGCGAATACTGGATCGACAACAACCCAACGTCCATCACGGTCAACATTTTGCTGATCGAGTAAACGAGCCATACGGTTTAGCACTTCCAAAGGAGTTGCTTCACCAGTAGATCCGTCTGGATGTAGAGCTATTGAGTCGGTAGCAGCACCACCAGAAACAAAGCTGTCACGAGCAATTAACATAGAAGCTAACAAACCATTGGCTGCTGCTCCTGCAATAGGATCAGTACCTGATTTATCAGCAGCTACTCTAGCAGTTCCAGCAACAGTACTAATTGTAGCTTGTTTGAAACCTGTCAAGTAACCTAATACTTCCATGTCGAACTGATCTTTCAAGCGATATCCTGCTCGATCAGTTGCCATTGACTCAAAGTTCACATGAGAGTGAGCTTCTTCAATGTCATCAATTTTAAAAGCAAAGTAGTTAGCTTTGTCGATAACAAGTGAGAAATCATCGTCTTCAAGATCTTGTGGAGTTACTTGAGTTCCACGAGCATACTCTTTGACTGTGATTTCTGGTTCTTTGATGATACGCACTGTATCACCGAAATTTGCGATTTCACCAAAGTAATCACTGTTGGTAATGTCCTCGCATATGCTAGTCTTACGGAATGCCGACTGAACCTTCTTACTGTAAATTACAGGTGAGAAGTTGCCATTCGACAGGTTTCCATAACCAGCAGCTGTCTTAAAAGCCATTAATTATCTCCTATGTTGGCTATAAATAAGTTCAGGGGCATTTATTCTTGGGTATCCATAAGGGGCCAATGCAAAATGGTGTACCTTTTACTTATGGGTAGTGAGAGTTTATTTAGTTGTCCTAATAAAAGGGGTAAATAAACTCTATTAAGTGATGACGTATTATATCATATTGAAAAATACTTGTCAAGTAAAAAATTACCTAGCAGCACCACTTTCGTCATAATCAAAGTTTCCTGAAGATATAGCTTCCTGTATTTCATCTGAGAACTTCTCCCACTGTTGTCCAGAAAGTTTTCTTACCTTAGATTCAGACCACTTTGTTTTACTATTACCAGTAGGTTCTGATGTTTTCCTACGAGTATTAACTGTTCTAGCTGCTTCTTTAGGGTTAGATTCACCTCTATCGTTAGCAGTTTCTAATTTATATAATGTGATCGCTTTAGCAGCAGCATCAGGATCATCATCGTTTTCATAGAGAGCCTGTTGTATCATCTTGGGTTGTTTCTCAGCCCATTCGTGAAACTCTGAACTAGATCTAAGCTCATCATAGTCTGGATGTAATTTGCTTAATTTAGTTTCAGCAGCCTGTCTATTTACTTTTTGTTCTTTTTGAGCTATGTAAGATAATCTTTCCTCTATATCCTTAGTGCTTTCTCTAGCTTTCTTAGTAGCAATAGTTTCTACTACTTTAGCTACATCAGGATACTTATTAGCCCAATCTTCTATTTCTTCATCAGTTTTAGGGAGCCTTACCTGAGTCTTAGTAAGTTTAGATAACTGTTCTCTAACAGCCATAACTTCTTTTCTATGCTCATCTTCTTTCTTTTGTAGATGTCTTCTAAGATCTCCATAACGCTTTTTAAACGTCTTTTCTTCTGGATGTTCAGGTTCGGCTTCTACCTCTTCTTCTGATCCTGCTCGTTGTTTTTCTAGTTCTTCTATTTCTCTTTCATCGTCTTCTATTGTATTTTTACGATACTTCATCGTAGTTACTCGTGTTGGTTCTACAGTCATGTCTGACATTTTTTACTCTCCTCATTGGGGCTATTAGTGGCTCTACCTTATTGTAGAGGGTAACAGGTAGCCGATTAAAAAGTTTTTATCTTACATATTGATTTGATAAATTATCAATCTGTGCCTCAATTATATTCATTTTAAGTTGTCTAGATAAAGGTTGTCCTTTATTAGCACCTTCTCTGTAGGTAGCTTTATCTGGTGTAGTAGGTTGATCGTCTGCTGTTCTAAAATTTTGAAGATGAGAGCCTACAGTAGAACGAGGATCAAGATCAAAAGATCCATCTTCTCTTTCTATAAAAGTATCTGCTTTCATTTTTTTCTGAACATCTTCAAAACCAGTCATATCTATATTTCCTAGCTGTTTTACAAATTTATCTTTTTCTTCTTTTGTAAAAAATCCCTGTTGTCCAGTTGTAGGTGTAGTACTACTAGGATCATCTACCATAGTATCTTGTATAGGCATTGCAGATACTGTGTCTTCTTCTAGGTTAGGTCTACTAAAGAAAGACTCAAGACCTTCTGTTCCTCGTCTATCTCCTTCTACTTTTCCATATAAATTATAGTGTTGTTTGGCTACATCGTCATACGTTGTACCTTCTTCACTAGCTACTCTATCTTCTGCATTTCTAAATACATCTTTATTCTTAGTAAGATAATCTAATGATTCATCACTAATATTAGGTTGTGTTTCTAATATTTTAGCTGCATCATAATATCCTTCTACTCCTGCATATACTTTGGGATCACCTTCTTCATTTACAAGATCAGGTAATCTCTGTTGTGCTAAGTATAAGCCATCACCCATTCTATCTTCATTTTTACCAAATTCATTAAAATGTTTTAAGGCAGCAGCGTCTATTTCTGAACCCTCCATATCTTCTCCTGCATCTCCTAATATGCTTTGTGCTACATCAGAGTTTTGAGATAAATAATCCATAGTTGCTTGATTAGCTCCTAAGTTAAATAGATTACTTCTTATCTCTTGTTCTCCTTGCATTAAACCTACAGGAGCCTCTGACTCAACAGGAGCTTCTGAAGCAACAGGACTTGCTGATGGAGTAGATGCAACACTAGGAATTGGATCTTCATCAGGAGATGCTTCATTAACTTCTACATCTGGATTTGGTTCGCCAAAGTTATTTTCTTCATCAAGCATTCCACCACTTTGCAAGTGTACTGGAGTTCTCATTAGTCCACCTTGTGCAACGGCAGATACAGCATAGGCAGGTTTACCTTGTAGTGGGTTAGGTCTGCTAGTACGTTCTTTAATATACTTATCAATAAACCCTACACCAGCTACATAGGTTTTATCTTTTTTCTCTGGGCTTAGTTCTTCTTTAACTTCTTTAGATAGTTCTTTAAATTCTTCAGCTTGATTTTCTGAGTCAGTTCCTGCTGGACCTACATCTGCTGGAGCATCTACCTCACCACCAAACTGACTTCCTCCAAATTCAGAACCATCAGCATGACCTGCTGGATTTGAGGCTGCCGCATCCGCTGCAGCTTCGGCTGGATCGTTTGCAACAAATACTGGAATACCTTCTGGACTTAGCTTTTGCTCACCGTTCTCATCCAATCCTCTACCTGCTTCTTGTAGGGCTTTGATTTCATCTTCCTGTAGGTAAGCCATTAAATGAGGTACACCATTAATTACTTGAGCTACAGGAGCATTCATCATAGGTGCTTCTGGCATTGGTTCAGCTTCTTGAGGAGCCATTTCATCAGCTAACTCAGGGGGCATAGCCATTTCAGGTTCTTCAGATGGCATCTCTTCCATCATCATATCTTCCATTTGCATAGGCATACCACCTTCTTGCATAGCCATTCTAAGACTTCCGTCTGGTCCTATAACCATACCACCTTCAGCCATTACTGGTTTATTCTCTGGATTAAGTATGGGGGAACTAACTGGACTGTCTTTATCAGTCATACCACCCTCTGCCATTTGAGTCATCATAGGATCTACCTTTTCTATTTGTACTGTTTCTATTATTGCTACTTTATCGTCAGATTTTTCTTTCTGATCTTTTTGAGGTCTACCTTCCTCATCTACGTCTACTATAAGTCCTTCATCCTCCATACAAGCTAGACCATGTTTAGCCTCTTGCATCATTGCTCGTATTTTATCTAGCCCAACATATCTTACGACATCTGCTGGTATTACAAATTCTCCTTCAGAGATCATTGCAGGTATATCGTCTGCTACTTCTGATGGTGTTGAACCTACTGGTGGATCGTTTTTCATAGCTATGGGTACTTTCTATCTGCTGCTGTTTTAACTTCAATCTGCATATCTCTTATCTTTCTTAACATATGCAATTTACCTTGAGCTTTCCACATCTGCACTTCACTTTCTCCTTGCTCAAACTCTCTAATTGTATCATTAATCTTACTGTCTATGTAGCTTTGAAATAGCTCATTGAAGTCTTGTTGGTTGACCAGTGGGAGGAGTGACTGGGCGAGGTTGCGGTGCATTGGCGGCTCCTTGTTGTGGTGCAGGTCTACGTTGTTGTTGTCCAGCATTAGCTCCACCACCTGTTGGGAAACCTTGCTGTCCTGGTCCTGGAGCAGTACCTACACCTATATTACCTCCTCCACCTCCAGTAGGATCGTTTGGATTAGCTCCTGCTGGTGGACCTTCTGGTTGCATCTGTTGTTGCATCTGTTGCATTAGTACTGCCTGACGCATTGCTTCTTCTGGATTGTTTGTAATCTTATCTACATCCAGATCCATTGTTCTACCGATCTCCCTCATGATATATGGGAACTTGGCAAATGGGGCGAGGACAGGATTACTTGCAATTTGTAAGAATGTTATTAGACGTTGTGATCTAACTTCATTCTTCATAAAGCTCTCTGTACCTCTAGCCCTAACTTCTAAATCACCTTTGATCTCTGAGTCAAAGTCAAACTGCATATTAAATGCAAATAGTGCTTCACCCATAGGACGTAACATATAGTCATCTATATTCTTAATAACTGTACGAATAGAACTGGTGGCTGCTCCCATTAGCATTGAGATACCTGATGCGGTCCTACCAGTACCTTGAACACCTGTTTGCCCATATGAGTAGGAAGGTAATCCAGTTGACTCATCAGCTAATACCCTAGCCTTGTCAAACAACTGCATATTCTCACTACTTACATTAGGAAACTTAGTACCAAAGATAGCCTGTCCTGGTGCGCCACCTTGTCTCCTGAAAATTTTTCCTGGATATACTGTCAAGTCTTGGCCTGGAACTAGGTTAGACTCATCTACTTCTATAAGTAAGTTACCAGACAATACCGCATTATCAACAGCAAGACGCATAAAGCCATTCATCAATGTCTGAGTATCATCCATGTTCTCAGCTAAACCAATACCAAAAAAACTATATGGGTTAATTTCGTATGGTGCA